TTAAATAATAATTTGAAAAGTGTTTTATGTGCTCTTGCTGTACCTTTTGCTCTATAAAGTGATTTAATATTTTTAATTAATTTTCTTCTATCAACAGCGTCATCTGTATCTAATGGTATTGAAGCCAAAAATGTTTCTTTCATTTGTGATAAGAAATCACTTATGGTATGGTCTGGGTCAGGATAGTTTAATAGTTGTTGAATATTTTGAACTGGATTAGCACGATACTTTCCTACCTTTGCAGTTTGTCCTGAACTTGAACCTGTTACAGTTTCACCATTAATAAATCCTGAATGAGCAGAAATGAATAATCTTGATTTAGAATTTATGTCATCTGCTAAAATAGTTGCTGTTGCACCAGAAGTGGCACCAGTAATTGTTTCACCTTTTATATAACCACTAGTGATTGTATTTGATTCATCTACAACTTTAAAACCAGCATCAGATTTTGCTGTATCTGTTCCGTCTAATAAAAGATAACTAACAGCATCCGTTTCTGTTTCTAAAACTATAACATCTTTTGTATCAATATCTGTTAAAGTTAATTCAGCAGATTCCATAAAAATGAAATACTGTTTTATAAACTCTAAAAATTTAGGATGTTGTTCTAAAACAAATTCAGGTGCTTGTTGCTTAACAAGACTAGATATTTTTTCTTTAAAAGTTTTTTTAAATGTTGTCATTGTTATCCATTAGTAACTTGAATAACTAGTGGTTGTTGTATATGATGTACCAGCAGAAGCACTACCACTTTCAATCGTATCAACAGCACCAGTCACAGTTGAATTGGCTGTATCAATTTGTAAAATCTGATTTCTTACAGGTGCGATATCATTTGAATTTGGTATTGCAAATACTCTTATTTGTGTGCTGGTTGCACCATCTACATTTGAGATACTTGTAATATTTGCTGAAGTTAAAACTACTTCACCTGTTGTATAATTAACTGTACCAAAACTTGAACTTGTGTAAGTACGAACACCACTACTTAGATAATATACTCTAAGATTGCCCTCGCCATCATCATCTAAGAAATGCTCATTAGCAGAACTATCATCATTAATTTTAAATCCAGTTGATGATATAATACCACCTGCACTTGAATTATGTCCAGAGTGTGGATTATAAAATGCGTTGTTATATGATATGGTATATTTTAATGCTGAATTTAAAGTTGGTGTAAAAAATTTATACATTTTAAGCGTAGTGATATTTGATAAAATAGAACTGTCTGTAGCATCAATTTTTCTACTTAATTCTGAATGTCTAAAGACGCCTGTAAAATCTTGTAATGTGTCTGAACTATAATTACCAACTGTATTTAAAACATCAGTTTGAAGTGTGGTTACATCTTTTGTAGTGTTAGCAGAATTATATTTGAAACTTGTATCTGTTGTAATGTAAGTTGTTTCTGGATCTACAATTATAGGCGTGACAGAAGCAACTGAATATTTTTTTAAACTGGTTACAACATCATTCTTAGTTGCTGTTGTTAAATTTGCACCAGATTTTGCTTTGATAGATATGTAAACTTTACCATAGTTTGGTGTTGAATTATCTTCACCACCCCATACTTGCACAGCGTCTGTATTTGCATATAAAGTTTTGACTAAAGTTTTATAATCGTTTCCTGTGACTGCCCTATCTTGAGCAGCATAATCTCTTGGTGCTTGTAACTTTATAGATGTAATACTTTCTGGTCCTGAACCACTTGAAGCATTACTAACAGTTGTAATTGTAGTATCAGAAAAACCACCAATTGTTCCTGATAATGTAAATGTGTTTGCCCCATTTGGTGCATCCCGATTACAAACAATATAATCAAAGATTACTATGTTACCATCTTCAACTGCTTTTCCTAAAACACCATCACCAAAGTAAACTTCAAATCTTCCATTTTCAACTTCTTGTAAAAAGTAAACTTTTGATGTAGATGTTAATTCTGTAATTCCATTTGCTAATGTATAAGTTGATGTTGTTGAATCCGAAGATGAATTTTGTATCTTCACAGTTAAAGTTGATGTATCAACATTATCATTTGGTATTATAAATCTTTGGTCTGTGTCAGATGTATTTACTGTATATTTAAAATTTAAAAGTGTTCCTTCTTTAATACTTAAATCATTAAAAGTATAAACACCATCAACAGGTGTGATAGTCACATCAGCATTATTAACAAAAGAGTAAGATTGACTATCTACTGTGGTTGAGAATTTTGTTCCTCTGCTCATTGTCAATGAAGCGCCAGTTGCATTATTAACAACTACTTTGATTGTACCTGTTGAACAGGTAGAACTTGTTGGTGTATACCCAACTGATTTTGCTAATGATACAACACTTGACCTTAAATCAGCACTATCTAAAAACATTTCATTGGCTGCGATATTAGCATTGTAAGAAAGATAATGTGTATTGTATGCTAGTAAATCTAAAAGCACATTCATACCTGCACCTTCAAAGTCATAGTCTTTAAATTCTGTTTGTTGTCCTAAAAATGTTTTTAGATTTTCTTTTATTAATGAAAAATCTAATTCTGATACATCTAATCTCGTTGCCATTTTATCTTAATCTTTCTAACATTGTTTCTATCGCTACAGGTTCTGGATGATTTAAAACATAAAACGATAGTGTTACCGAATAAGCATTTCTATCTAAATTAGGTCTAGTCATAACCTGAATTATATTAACTCTTGGTTCATATGTCACAATTAAATTTTCAATCAGTTTACTAATCATGTGACTTATTTGAGGCGATATATTTTCAAATAACATCGCTCTTAAATTTCCGCCTAGTTCTGGTCGAAAAGGTCTCTCATAATAATTTGTTTGAATAAGATTTTTAACACTACGTTTAACTGCTTCAATATCTTTTATAAACGGCACATCTTTTGTAACCGTGTTCATTTGAAAGTCTAAGTCTAGGTCTGAATATACCCTATTACTTCTTTTACTTTCATTTGATACTGATTCCGCACTATACGTTGGCATTTATTAATCTCTCCTTGTAATATTTATAACCGTTTATCCAACATTTACATTACTAGACCCACCTGACCTAGTATGTCCACAAGTATCAGCGTCACCTGTTCGATTAACAGGAGTGCCATTACATCTTACATTTGAACTGCCATTTGCTGTTGACCAAGCACCAGCAACATGAGGTGCACCTGTTGGATGTGTTGTTCCTTTTGACCCATCTATTGAGAGTAATTTACCATTAACAAATACATTATCTTGAGGTATAGAATTTATAGCTCCACCTGCATTGTTAGCGTCACCATTTCTCTGGGCCGCTGGCATTATTCGTTTTCTTTATGCCATTGAATAGCGTCAGCAATATTTAAGAAACCAGTTTCAATTCTTCCTCTGTGTGTTCTTACTGTCCACTTACCAGATGTATCTTCTCTAGCGTCTGTGAAATATTGTTTCCACTCTGGTTCTTTTTTAGTAGCAACTTCTTCAACTTTAGGCGCTTCTACTTTTTCAGCATTTTTTTGAGCCTTCTTAACTTGTTTGATAAGTTTATCTTTAGTTAATCTTCTATCTAACTCAATACCAAATTGTCTACCTAAAGATTCAAGAGCGGCCTTTGTCATTTTTTTCAAATCTTGAGCCATTGTACTCTCCTATTTCTTTTTTGTAGTTTTTTTAATTTTTTTCTTAACTACTTTTTTCTTTTTCTTTTTTGGTGTTGCTTTTTTAGGTTCTTCTTTTTTTTCTTTTTTCTTACCGAACCAAAGCACATCTAAAAAACTCATATTATCTCCTTATTCTGCAGGACCTTTTACAATCCCTTTTTTAATTAACTTCAATCTATTCTTCATGTGTTGGTTTTGAACATCATCTTTACTACCACCAAAGTAAGCAACAGCGTGTCCTTCTTCACATAGTATATCAGCACACTTTCGACCATGTTTTGTCATAAAGTCACCTAGAATACGACCAAATTTGCCCTTCATATCTTCACCTTTTTTAGATACTTGGGTTTTTAAGATTGCCTTTGTACCAAGTAATTCTTTTAGTCTTGCTTTTGAGGCTAATCCAAACTTCTTTTCTATCTTATCCCGTGTTCTGGACTCTGGTGTGTCAATACCCATAATTCTAACTCTCTCTTTTTTGATCCAAGTGTTGAATCCGAGGTCAATATCGACATCTACCGTATCTCCATCAATTACTTTCAAGATATTTACTCTATATTCGTACATATGACTATTTATAACGTGCTTGACAATCTTTTATTATAATGTTATAATCAGATATGGACGATGATAAACTAAAAATGATAGAAGTACAGGCAGATTTGATGGATTTATTCGTAAAATATGCCGATAATATGAATGAGGCGGTTGCAATCGCATTTAAAACAGTTTTGGACTGTTATGTGGCACAATTAGGGCGTGAAGGCACGATTGGAATGTTGGACCATGCAAAAATGACGGTAAATATGGGAAAACACGACCTAAAATTCGAAGATATACCGAAAAATCTCTTAAATTAGAACAAATAGCGAACAAAAAGTGTTGCATTTTTGCAACAAAATCACTAAAAACCCTTATTTTTCAACATTTTACAACTTTCGGGCGGTAGCTGCCCGATTTTTCTTGCATAATGCTTTGTTTTAGTGTATAGTATAGTCATGATTAAAACAAAAAACGTAATAAAAGACCTATTAAGATTTAGGCATGACGAAATGGACGGTCAAGATTATGAGACCGCAGCAAACTTAATCGGTGGCAATCAATTTATTGCCGCTGCTAACTTCATTGATATGTTAGATACTATGCCACGTGAGCATATGATGACATTAATCTTTAAAAATAAAAAATTATGGAATGAAATGTGGTACTATGATGATGATGGCTACTTTTGTACTAGACAATCTGTATGTGCTTCATTCAAACCTAGAAAGGTTGCCTAATTATGGAAAAATTTGAAATCATGCAATCTATTCAAGACATAATTGATAACTCTAACGAAAATAAATCAATAGACAAATTAATTAGATTAAGAAATCAAATAC